TGTTAATCCATCGATGTCAAGAGCAGTTGCACCTGTGTTCTTCACTGTTACTGTGAAAAATTCAATGTCCTTACCTGAACCGATTGATACTTTGTCTGCTGTGTAGAAAGCAGTACTGTTTGAGTTAATTGCCATTGTTAATCCTCCTTTTTATCTGATTAAATGACTGCGATGCCGCTCAGGCATCACGTTAAATGTATTTATGGGTGTGTTTGGTAAATTATGCTGTATTATTACGTTTTCAGCCAGACTTCGTCACTTTTGGTGCGTTTTTCATATCTGTAGCCAAGATTCTTCAAAATTTTCTCTGCCACACGCACCACATCCGGTCTCTTGGCACGTTTCATCTCAATGTTGATCACTGGTGTGTTCTCGGCTATGGTCTCCTGTGCGCCCTTGACCAGTAGGTCCTCGTAACCGTCAACGTCTATCTTGATGAAATCTATGTCAGTCAACTCAAAACTGTCTAGTGTTTTGATCTGTATGTCACCGGGTCTGCGATCCAATATCTGGTGCAGTGGTTGATTAAAAGTGGCAGTGTGCTCTGTGTCTCCCAGTCCAACCTCGTGTAGAACCGCGTTCTTGTCTGTGGGTATGTTTTTCTTCCAGCACTCCGCGAATACAGGATTGGGCTCAAAGCAATAGACCTGTTCGAAGTCCTGCATCAGGCTCCGGGTCCACATGCCCACGTTGGCACCCGCATCAACACAGCCACGCCATGATTTTATGTGTTTGTAGGCCTCGCGCCTCAGTTCTGATTGCCCATCACCTGCGTTCTCTATGAAAGTGGGTTCGGTGTGCTGTCCATGGTAGGCCACCCAGAAGTCTCTGCCTGTTGGGTAGGTCATTTTTTCTTCTTGCATTTCTTACATCTGCAGTCTGGACAGTCCAGGCACTCGGTGCATGATCTCCCACAGTGCTGTTCACAGCCACAACGCTCACAGATGTACTTGATCATCACACGGCCCCCTTGGCGGCCCTGTATAGGTCCGTGCCTGCGAGTTTGCTGGCCAGGTGCTGAAGCAGTTTGTTCCTCGTGGCCTGCTTGTTCTTGTCATCCAATCCATTGTAATTGGCAATATTTCTTCTAAGATTCTTGTAATTGGCGTCGGTTATGTTGAGTGCCCGTTCCAACTGTGTCAAATTCTTGTAATGGTCTTCCCAGGTCCTCATGTATCTCCTCACTGCCATGACAGGAACTGGTTGCCTCTGCCTCATGGCCTGCGCTTGGTTCTTGTTCTTCAATTTCTTTGTGATTTCTGGGTCTCCCGCCACTATGGCCAGCATGTTGGCTAGATCGTTGTTGATGATCCTGACCTGGTCGAACGTGCCCTTGGCCATGGTGTGATCCGCGTAGGATTTAGCGAAGTCCCTCATCTCTTTGATCTGGCTGAACAATGAAAGCGCGAGGAAACTGAGGTATATCCTCTCGGTTACCTCTGGAAACGTGTATCTCTGCAGATCACTATGTCGCCTTATCACCTTGCCCTCAGATACATACTTTAAAAATGGTGTAAGCATACCCATATTTATAGATACTATGCAACGTAATTTTATATTGACCGATGTAATGAAGACCGGAAACCACCTAGAGCTGGAGGACTACATCAACATGAATTCCATGCCGCACCAGGATTTCCACATGACCGGTGAGTACTACACACTGCATGACTACAACCTCGACGCCTATGATCGGAGGTTCGCCATGATAGACACCCGTGTGGAAAATCAAAGGTTGAAAGATAACCCAGAGTTCATGGCAGAGATAGATCGCAGGATACAGCTCTTGAAGAGCCAGAACTTCGTGTTCATAAAAACCACGCCATGGGAGAGTCCGTCCACGCTGGAATCAGAGGACACATGGCCCATGGTGGACGTGCCTCACGTCAGGTGGACCGGCGACACCAGCTGGTTTTGGTGGCTGATGTACAAAAAGTACAAAGATCATGATTTGGAATTCAAACACACAGAGAAGAAGTTTGACTTCCTTTACCTCAACAAGACACCAAAAAAGCACAGGAAGAAATTATACGATCAACTGCACACCGACATCAACACGGGTAGTCTGGTGTCATATTGGCCTACCCTTAAGCTAGCGCCGGAATATGAAATTGTGCATCCTTATCCAGAACGGGGGTTGGACCAAACGATCATGCCTAGGCAGTATGAAGACACCAAGTACTCCCTGCTGTCCGAATCTACGGACGTCAACACAGAAGTTTTCATGACCGAACGCATCTGGAAATCTATAATCGCTGAGCACGTGTTCGTCGTCCATGGCAACTACCTTTACCTGCAGAAACTCAGGGAGATGGGTTTCAAGACATTTTCGAAGTATTTTGATGAGGGCTATGACCTTGCGCGAGATCAAAACGAACGGGCGGAAAAGATAGCCAACACCTGTAGGGATCTACTCACCAAGAACTGGCAAGACATTTACCTGCAAACGAAATATTTAAGACAGCACAATAAGAATAACTTCTTTGATGAGGGCAGACTAAGTGCTGAGATCAATAAACAGTTATCAATTTTTCTTGAATTTGCTGATCGCAGTTAGATTCCTCCTAGAGAATCCCAACCTATCAACCAACTTGACCGCACTGCCCGATCGGTCCACTGCCACGAAACCCTCTGGCTCGGTGACTTGCAGACCCGAGTCCGTCTGCTGGAAAGACCCTATGGACTGTGCTTGGTTCATCTTCCTCAGCACGAACGCCTTCATGGTCTGTACTGCCCTGTAGAATGTCAGCATGGCCTGTAGTGGTTTCTTGGCCCTGTTGAGGAATATGGGCATCTGTTTCATCTTCTCTTGTCTCAAGTTGAGAGCCTTCTGTGCCTTGAGCCCTGACATCTGTTGAGCCATCTTGTCATTGTAGAACTTACGAAATCCCTGTAGGAACCGGTTGGCATCGTTTGGCAGTTCACCTTCTCTGACTCGGGCGTTAATGTACATCTGGAACATGGGCACGAAGTCCTTGTTCTGCCCCAACACGCTGGCGAGGTTCCTCGGCACGTTGTTTAACAATGATTCCAGTTTCTCGATGCCGTTGTAGAACTGTTTTGTCTCCGCGTCAGTGAACTTGGCTGACCCTGAAACGTCCTTGTAGGTGGCATTGTCAAAGAACACGTCCGGCGATTGGGTAAACGCATCAACATCCGCTCCTGCCTGTGCGTTCATGTCCGCCAGTGAGTCCCCCACGTATGTGGTGTGGAATATGATTCCAACCTTGGCACGGTCTATTTGCCGACCGAGATCCGATTGTTCTGGCACGGCATAGGTGATGGTGTTGGGTGTGAACGTGAGGTTTGGCTTGCCGTCGATGTTCTTACGGGTGATGTCCTCGTCAGTGAATAAGAGGTCTCCCTGGTAAACTCCCGTCATGTCCAGTTTCTTGAGATGCACAAGACACTTGAGTAATTTCTGGCCCAGGTCATCCGTGCCGTGGTTGTTGGCTATGTCGCTTTTGGTGTAGTTGATCTTTGCCGCCTTGGCGAACACCGACTTGGTGCCGACGAAAAACCTGCCGTTGTCAGGGTTGATACCACACACCACCGCCGGTGCACCATCCCACTTCACGGAAACCTTCACGGCCTCTGAACTGGTTCCTTTTAATGTTAATAATAAACCTCTGAAATATTCTATCACAGCACGTCCACCCTCGTAGCCGTCAGTGATCACGATGTCCTCGATGTGCTCCAGGTGTGTCCTCTTGAATTCTGTAAGGACGTCTTCTATCAGCATGGGATTAGTCCTCTTGGTACTCGCCGTCTATGGTCTTCAGCACGTTCTGTTTGATGTCCCTGTTCTCCTTGATTCGGGCCACACCCTTGCTGAACTTGGACGCGTCCATGTTCTTCAGTGCTGAGTTGAATCGTTTTTCCAGTTTGTATGCGGTGTCTTGGTCGAAGTTCTCTCTTATGTAGTGCATGAGTCTTATTGCTGATTCTAGAATATGCGATGCCCTACTTTCAACAACCTCTTCCTTGTCTCGTTTGAGAGGCATTGAGCTGAGTTCTTCTAGTAGACTTCGTGTGTGTTTCTGCATATCTAAGGTATTTACTCTTTATTGTAGCATAATAAAAGCAAAAGTCTACTGTGATTTTTTACGATAAACGAAGTATTTGCGTGAATTGGTGTCATCTCTTATGTCCAACACCTGTAGATTGAAGATTTCCGCCAACTCTATGATGAACGGCACGTTCCAACTGAAGAACTCTATCCACTTGGCCTCGGGTCGGTCGTGCTGTATTCCTGGGTTGACCCTGAAGAACATTGTGCCTCCGTCCGCCAACAGGTTCACACACCTGCCCACTTCCGCTATTATCTTGTCCCTGCTACCGAAGTTCACGGAACCCAGGCACAGTATCACATCAAATTTCTTGTCAGTTTTATAATCCATTGTGCTGACCTCGAGGTCCGCCTGATCGTTGTAGGGATCTATCCCGATGAGATTGTTGATCTTGCCTTTGAACTCGTTGTAGCCACAACCGACATCCAGTACTGCACGTGGTTTCAGACTGTTGACCTCGTCCACCAACGACAGTCCCGAGTACTTCCACTTCTTCATGTCGTTCTGCCAGTACTTGGAGAAGTATTTGTGTAGGCAGGCACTGTCTATCTTGTTGGAGTATTCCTCCAATGTGTCACATCGTTTGACAGTGACACCAAACGTCTCCTTGATGTATGGATCAGTTATCTTTGCTAGATCGTTCTGACTGTGTGCCAGTAGTTGTGCGAATATCTTCTTGTTCATGTACTGATAGTATATTATCTATGTGAAAAGGTCTATACCTTTTTCTTGATGGGCTTTGCCAGTATCGCTCGTGTGTTCTCTGTCATCACACCTGTGATCACCAACATGGGTCTGGGTCGGTTGCTGGCGTTGGCCGTGGCGTGTGGTAGGTTTGGCCAGTCAAATTTGTGTATGTCTCCTGCTCGCCATCTTTCGAACTGTTCGTTGCCGTACATTATGAACTGTCCTGGTTCCCAATCCTGTAGCATGACCATTATCCTTACCACGTTGTTGGGATCAGCATCGAGGTCGTACAGTTTGTCTATGTGCATGTTCAACACCTCACCTGTGAACTGTATGTGCAGTTTGGATTTTACGGGTTCCAACTCGAAGTGTTCGGTCATCCTCTGTAGCGTGGGGCACTTTGTGAAGTCAGCCAGTCCCCTGTATATTGTCATCTTGGGATCAGCACCAGCATTCCGTAGATCATTCTCTTCCGCTTCCACGTTGACGTTGACATTCTCCCTGCCCGTGCCTTCCCTGCGGTTTGCCCAGTTCAATGGTTTCGCGTCGTCGATCACCGACTGCAGTTCCGTCTGCCAGCCACCCGTGAACCGGCCCAGGTGTTGTACGCAGTCCGTGTCCCGGTGCCACTTGTTGAAATGGTAGTCGCTCCTTGCTTTAGACTCTTCCCAATTACTTGTAGACATATACCTGCACATCCTTCTGTGCGTAATTATGTATCTTTCCCTTGGTGTCTGGGAAACTTATTTCCAATAACCTGCAAAGGTCCACGTTGTCTTTGACTTTTGTTATCCTGTCTTTGTTGTCTCGTATGAACTGCATGGTGTCTCGGTTTTCTGCTTGGATGTGCCCCCACATCTTGTCCAGGTTTTCGAAGTGTCGGTAGTTGGGATATGTGATCGTGAACTCCCCACACAGTTTCCACCACTCCAAACATTCGAAGTCATTCCTATAGACCATCACAATGGGATAACCCTTGTCTTTGAGTTTGTCCAATTGGTGTGCGAACGTGTGTGCTTTCACGATCCTCTTGCCTGTGCCCGAGAAAGGGCCGTCCCAATCGTCCACATCGAACTCCATTCCCGGATCCCAGTATGCTCCGATGTGCATGAGGTGTTTGCGTCCAGGGGTGTCGGCATCGTGCCAATAGGTCCTGGCCTCGGAATAGTCGGTGTGGTCAATGTCCGAACTCCAGTAGATGTTCTTGACCACACTGCTCCACTTTGATCCCGGCGCCCCTGTGAACACTATGTACATTACTTGGTCAGCTCTTCCTTGTAGACGGCATTGTAACCCAACTGATCCCTACCGAAGTCAGCGAGTGTTTTCAAAGCACCAGGTGTGATGAATGACTTCAGTGTTCTCACCGCGGCGTCACCTTCAGCACCTGTTCTCCATTCGTACTGGCCGACCTTCTTCTCGATTGCGGCCACAGACTCAGGATCCTTGATCATCCTGTCAAGTGCGGCAACAAGTTTGGCCCGGTTGGGATTGCCCTTGTTGACCCAGAACGCTTTCTGTAGTGCGTCCCTCCAACTCTTGACCAGTTTGTATGCGTCATAGAAGTCACCGCTTGGTTCCACTCCGTATGTGGATTCATACAGTGCCTCGAATGTTGGTTCCGTGAAGTTTGGATCATTGTCGTGCTCGCCCGTTTTCACATTCAAGAGTCCGTGATGGAACCAAGTGTAGGCATCGCCTTTCTCAATCACTGGCATCACGTGTTTCTTGTATGCGGCAGGGTTCTCCCTTGTGGCATTCAGGTCACCCCTTATGAATGCGAGTCTTCTCTCGGACCCTTTCATGCCTTTCACCCATACGATTTTTTGTTCAAACGTCTTCACTGGATCACCGTTGGGTCCTGCGAGCAACATCACGATCGCCATGATCTCCGGAGTCATTCCAGATCCTGATGGAAACTGGATAGGTCCGTTCTTCGTGTCTGCCTTGTTCCTGGCGCCCACTATGATGTTGAGATTCATCTGTCCTATCGACTCCCAGTCCAGGTAGTTGTAGTCCACTGGCTCTATCAGGTATGATATACCATTACCGCCATGCGAGACTAATATTGTTTTGTCATCGAACCTCAGTGTGTTCTGGAATTCATCAGGACCCAGTATGTCCCTAGCCCCCGGCTTGTACACGAGATTGATCTTCTCACCTAGGTGTTTCTCCCATTCGGCCACAACTATCTGTGCCCACACGGATGTTCCACCTGATGGTTTTTGAGGCACGATTAGATTGTAGTCGGCCAAGGCAGTGGTTGTCATTATGACCAAAGCCATTATCGTTTTCTTAAGCATAGTCTATTCGACTCCTTTTTGTTATGCCCCAATACAATAAAAGTATAACACAGATCATTATGGAAATAAAGATCGGTCTTGTGATCAGATCCGTCATCGTATGGAGCGTTGTTAGTTGGTAAGTGAGATTGTAAATCCTGTCACTCAACAGGAATCCGATCAGCAGTGCTGGCCTGCTGACTTGGAATTTCTTACATAGCACTCCCAGTACGGAGAATGCCACTAATGTAGCGAGGTCTTCCCATCCGCCGGTGTATTGTAATGTGGCCCAGATGATCACTGCTAGGATGAAAGGAAAGTAGTACACGTATGGAACACGTGTAACCCACCCTGCGAAATATGCCAGTCCATAACAGATGACGGCGGTGATTATTGTTCCTAGCAAGAAAGCGAATGTCATGCTGTCAAATAATCTGTCGTCGTGGAATGTGTCAGGTGATCCCAGGTCTATGCCCAGGTATAAGAAAAGTCCCATCAGTATCGCGGCGAAACTGGCACCCGGTATACCGAACAGCACAGTTGGAATGAACGATGAGGCCTTCTGTGCGTTGTTGGCACCCTCGGCGCCAATCACGCCTTTGACGTTGCCCACACCAAACTTCTCCTTGGGATTGGCCGCAACCGTGGCACCGTATGCCAACCAGTCTGCCATAGCTCCACCCAGTCCTGGCAGTAAGCCTATGAAGGAACCTATTGCCCCTCCTCTGAGGCTGTCCTTCCAACAGATAAGTGTGTCTTTCATTCCCTGTTTGAGATCATGCCAACTGCCGTGTTCCGCCCGTATTGTTGTTGTCTTTTTCCTGTTGAACCATCCATCCCACAATTCGGGTATAGCAAACAGTCCTGCCACGAAAGGTAATATCTGTACACCGTCCTCGAGATATCTCCATCCCAAGGTGAAACGAGGAACATTATTGACATCAACACCTACCAGTCCTATTGTCACTCCTAACACTATGGCTAGTGTGCTTCTAATATATTTCCTAGTTGAAACAAATCCAACAGTCACAAATGCTAACAGCACTAATGCCCACAGTTCGGGTACGCCCATGTACATCACAACTTTGGTGTACCAAGGTAAGAATAAAAATGTAAGTGATCCCCAAAACAATCCGTTGGCAGTGCTTGATGTTATAGCGGCTGATAATGCTCTTGTTGCCTCTCCGTTCTTGGCCATGGGGAATCCATCCACCATGGTTGCGGCCGCAGAGTTGGCTCCGGGTATGCCCAGTAGCACACCACTGAATGAATCACCGGTTGTTGAGGAAGCAACCACTGCCACACAGAATATCACGCCCAGGTAGGGGTCTCCCACGAAGTAGGGCATGATGCCAAATAGTGTGATCAGTCCTGTTGTTGCTCCCGCGGCTGGTATTAGGCCGATGATCAAGCCGTAAACAATACCCGCCATTAGTATAGCAAGTTC